CGTTTACTTTTTGGAGGTTGACGGGCGCCATTGCCAGGCACTTTGCATTGGAGCCGATGTTTTCATTACCCCTAAGCATATCTTCTATGATGACCATTCTAGGAGACCATGTAAGGGGGCGGTTTTCACCTTGTCTCATGGCTCAGAGCAACACACTGTCACTTTCGACCCGGCCACATTCATTGAGTGGGGCACCAACGTGGACGGAAAGATGGTGTCGATGGACCTATGTGCCTTCAGGGCCCCAATCACCTTCTCTCCATTACCGACGATTTCGAAGTATTTTGTTGCGGACCCTACTGGCCCAGCGTCCCAGATTTTGTCCAATGCTCATTTGATTTTGTCGGATTCCATTCGTCAGATCTCCTCAGCACGTCGCCTCTTTGACCCAATGCGGTGGTATGCTACGAAGAATCACGACTTGGTCGAGTGTGCGGCAATGTTCAGGTACTCTGGTTCGCAAGCAGGGGACTGTTTCGGTGTGTTGGCCACTGATAGTGTTGGTGGTCAGCCATTCTGTTATGGCCTCCATATTCTTGGGACAAAGGACAAGACGAACAGTTATGCGATTTCGGCAACTGCCGGATTCTTGGATGGCATCAAGCGGCAAATGCTTGGGGACTTCAATTATGACATCGAGTTGCCAGAGACAGAACCTGTTCGGCTTGAGGATTTTTCCAAATACCTTCGGGTGATTGGTGTTCACAAGGAGAGTCGCACGACGTGGCAAAAGCGCAGCCACAAGACGCTGGGTCTGTACGCTGGTTGTGCCATGGCCCGCACTTGTGACAAAGATCCAGTTCGATTGTCCGAGTCCTACATTGGGTTGAAAGAAGGACTCCTCAAGATTTCATCTCAGAAGCTTCCCCCCCCTCCTGTCCTTTTCAAGATAGCACTTGGTTGTTTAACTATGGAACTCAGGAATTGGGAGCCAGATCCGGTTATTGGTGGGCGACTCCTGACATTGACTGAAACCATTAATGGCGTCGGTCGAATCGGGCGTTTGAACATGACTGGTGGACTTGGCTTCCCTCTAAAGCACCGAAATCCTGGCTTCAAGAAACGCGATTTCTTTTACGATATCAACGAAGGGATTGGAGACCCAATCTATGATTTTGTGAGTGAAGTGGACAAAATTGATGTTCAGAATGCAATCTGTGACTTGTTGCAGGGGAAATGGGTCATGCAAACTGCATATGTATTCCCCAAGGACGAAACGCGAGTGCCGGAAAAGGTCGAGCTTCCGAGGCCAGTTTTGGCTGAGAGTTTGACCATGACCCTGGCTTCCCGTATGTTCTTTGGCGCATTCATCGCAGCGATGATCGAATCACAGGGTGAATCCTTTTCTGCAGTTGGGATGGACGTGTACAGCAGCCATTGGCACGAGATGCATGTTCACCTTCGCTCGACTGGCGCTACCCGGGGCTTCGACTCAGATGTTCGCAGTTGTGACTCTACCTTACATCCAGTTGGTGCAGAGGGCCTTGCCAAAGTCATCAACCAGTGGTATACGGACAATGGTGAGACTGATCGTGAATTCCAACGTGCGCGGAATATCCTCCTGAAGAATGTCATACATTGTCCCCTTGCCTTCCAACAATTACTCCTCCAGAAGACCAATGGGAATGCAACTGGGTTTTACCTCACAACCGCCTTGAATAATATGTGGCTTTGGCTACTTTTGGTGATGTCTTGGCTATCCGAAGTTAAGGAACCTGGATTCAAAGGGATCAAGGGTTTCCTGAAGCACATTCGAGTCCAAGCTTTTGGAGATGACCTCATTGTTTCGGTTTCTCCGGAGGCTGAGGCCACCTTTGATGGTTCCCAGTTTGTTTCATTTTGTGCGACATTGGGCATTCAGATCACCCCTGGGCGGAAGGACCAACCTAAGGTGCAACTGGATTTGCTTGAGAATTGTGTGTTTCTTTCAGGCACATCGGTTCTTAAGGAGACCCCGCTAGGTTCTCATTGGGTTAATAAGCCCTTGGAGTCTTCTGTGGCGCGGACACTCAAGTATGTCACCAACACACTTGACATTGAGGTTGCATCCAATGTCTGTGCCCAGGATGCATGCTCTCGGCTCTATGGGTGGGATCAGGACCAGTATGAGGAACTGGTTTCAGATCTTGCCCGTGTTGCCAAGGAGAAGGGTTTAAAGCCAATGTTGCCACCTTATGCTGTCCTGGAGTGGAATTATCTGCAGAAGGCGACGAGCCGTAAATTGGACACGTTGTCCGACTACGTCACAGAGTCTGGCACAGGCGGCATTCAGATCAATGACACGGAACGCGTTGAGGCTACGGTCATGGGTTCTGCCCATTCCATTGACAGTTCGGTGCCAGAGCGCCAATTCGACTTGCTTGGCTTGGCAGAAAGACTGCAGTATGTTGAGGACATATCTGTTGGTCCGGACCCCCAGTT